TATTGATTTTGCCAATTTTGTGACCATACTGGTCACGAACATCTTCTTTGCCGTAACTTGTACCATAAGTACCTTTGTGTACTGTTGTACCTTCTGCTTCGTTCAACTGGTCTAGTTGTGATATTAAACTTTTGAAATCCATTTTATGTTCCTTTAATTATTTACTTGCGCCAGTTGCAGGCTTTGCAGGTCGCTTGATTGTGCTCATTGGGCTTTTAATTCCTCTTGGATCATTATCCAAGTATGGCTTGAACGGATCAAACGCATCAGGAGTTTGTTTACCTGCATAAGGTATATCAATTTTAGAATTTTTTGCTTGTGACTGTATAGACTTCAAATATGAATCGCTATAATTTTTACTTGCTTCTTTAGCACCCGGTTGTTCTTCTAATTCAGGGTGTAATAGTAATGGATTGTGATCCATTTCATTAGCATAGCCTACCTGTTCATTATCAATGCTATCATCAAAATCAGTACCAACAACACGAACCATATCAACTTGATAACCTAACAATTGAGCAATCTGCTGAATCATTGGCTCAGTCGCTGGATAGCGAAATTCTGCTTTTAAAATTGTAACACTTTGATTACTCAAATTAGGAAATCCAAATGGTGATTTCTGTATTGGCGTGCTAGTAGGTTCACTAATTTTAACTGGGTCAAATTTATTCAAGTTATATTTAAACAACTCAAGGAAGTTCTTGTCGACCTCTCCGGCAATTTTAATAGTGTAGTTGTAAGTGTGAACACTCTCTACAATGTAATGTTTAAGGCTCTTCATTTCTTATTCCTATATTCAGTATTTATCATTTATCGTCTGTTTTAGCAGCCAACATCTTAAGCAGTTCATTGCGGTCTAGACTCTTGCCCTCGCCTAACGGAGTAGCTTCAATTTCTTCAGTTTTTCCAGCAATTTTTTGATCTAGACCAGCTTTTTTAAGCTGTAAATCAAGCATTTTTAATTTTTTATTAATCTTTGCTGTTTTAGCTGTAATAGCATGGCCTAACATTGTTCCCGCACTATTGAATATTTCACTAGCAAAACGACTGTCAACTTGCATACCCAAATCCATTAAGTCTTTGTAGCTTGAGGTAGCCATACTTGCTAATTCATCCATCTCATTATCAGCCACCTCTAATCCTCTTACCTGGGGTAATGCGTTCTCAATCTTCTCTAATGTATTAAGTGCTTCACTGGTTATTTCTTCAGCATTTTCTGGCATGGAAAGAGTCAATCCTCTATCATTGTTTTCAGGAAGATCAAAAAGTTCTTGCAATTTTTTTGTCATAAAAGTATTTATTTACTTTCTTTTACCGTTGTAGAAAAGGTCATCTTCAGTTATTACTCTAAAGGTATAGCCCTGACTTTTACAATATGCCATTGCAGAATGCCACTTAGCATGATTTATTGCTACTACCATTTTGTCTTTGGCATTGGCAACTTTACTCTCAATGATGCTTTGTTTCTTAGGCTTAATCTCAACTACTTCTGCTATTTGCTTGCCAAACTTGTTTTGATAAACTACAAAAAAGTCAGGTATGTAATTCTTTGCTTGTCCTGTAAAAGGATTACGATATGGTATACTTATTGCTTCACTAGCCCAATACAACACACTGTTGTTGTTATCACAGAAATTCATAAATGTAAGTTCCCAACCACTACGATATCTAGGAGTATGTTTACCTACATATTTTTGAGGATTTTTAGGAGTAAACGACCCCTGTGCATACTTTGCCATTACAATACAATGTTTCTAGCAACTGATTCATTGGGTTGGGGCACAGTACCAAAACCATAGATTGCAGTTTTACTTTTAAAACTGTTTAAATAATAAGCAATGACTGTGTTAGTTTCAAGTTGTGTTTTACCTTGAATATAACTTAATAACTCTAGTACAGGGATTTGTGTTTCTTGCGATATTCTAAACAAATATACTGTAAAGTTACCTGCTATTTGTACTGAATCACATGTACTTTTAAAGTATGAAAATACAATATCATACTCGCTGGAATTGATAATTAAGTTGAATCCATAGAATTCATCAAAAATTTTAACTGTTTGGTCTAATTGTGATCGTGAATCGATAATTTGTGCCATATAAATCTCCGTAGAGTATTTATACTATTAAGCTTGACCAGAACCGATACCAGTTACAATTGAGCCACCTAATACACGACTAATATTTTGCCCGGGTGTAGTTTGTACACCCGCGTTCGGCACACTGTTATTGATACCAGTACCGGTAGTATTACCTGTAGATATAATTTGCGCCGGCGCGCCTAATCCTAAATTAGGTGCTCCTGCGGTGTTGTTAGGGCTTGATCCATAACCGGGATAGTATGTATTAGTTCTTACTGCTCCGGGCAACTGTTGTTGTACTGTTGTTGCTAATAATGAATTCAAGTCTTGCACAGCTACTTGTTTTAAATTCTTATTTTTAAATGTATTATATGTTGTGCCTGCTGTACGAATAGCACCTAATATATTGCCATTTGATAAATCATTGATAAATCCGCCGGCGGCATCTACTAAGCCACCTTGTCCCAAGATACTAGAATTAGAACCAAGTCTGTTGATAGGACTAGGTGTTCTATCATAGTTTGTTTCTATACCAAATCCAGTAACTATATTACTAGGTGAACGACCGTCAATAGCGCCTTCGGCATATTTTACTGTTTCATAATCAATAGTCATTGTGTTTGCCATTGTGCCATTGCCTTGGGCATAATCATATGTATCATGGTTGAATGCAGTAATAACAGGATTAATTAAAGTATATTGCATAAAATTATGTTGATTTATTCCATAAATTTGAATACTCTTAAAGAATGGAATCTTACTTATGCCTTGATTTGATTGACTAGTTGTACCTGATTGTTGACTAGTTTCACCAATGTAACCCCAGTCTTCATCTCCGGAAATATCACCATCATATAAATTTCTTCTATTGAAATTTATTGAACCAGTATTGTTACCATTGGTAGTTTGTCTACCTGAAGTAGATGTAACTGGTTTATCTGCATCTTTAAAATAATATGTGTAGTAGTTATACCACATGTCATTTACTAAGTTACCCCTATCATCATGAAATGCAATATTTATAGGTTGATATTTAATTTTAGTCTGAACTAGTCGTTTTCTATTATACTGATTTAATGTAGCTGTATCAATTGTATACTTAGGTAAATCGATTGTCTTTACAGTCAAGCCAAAATTGGAACCCTGCGCTATACCTTTAGCATAGACAGCAGGGTTTATTTCAAAGTATACGTGAAATAAGAACTTTAATTTAGGAGCGTACTGGTAAGAGTTAGTCCTAAATGTTTTTGCGGCATGAGTGTAATCTCTTACATAATCGTTGCCGAAGAATCCTTTGGCAGTATCTGTTAAGAGATTTTGAAAAAATCCACTCATTTAATAACTCAAATGTTACTATTAAGCTTGACCAGAACCGATACCAGTTACGATTGAACCACCTAATACACGACCGATGTTTGTACCAACACCTGAAGTTAATGGTGACTGAACTGCATTATCATATCTGATTGTCATAGCAATTTGTACTACTTCGTTTGTACCATAGTTTAAGTTATTATAGTTTGCTTGTTGCAAGAAGCAACCATAGCATTCCCAAGTTTCTAATACTATTGGTGCGGCTGTACCGTTACCACCGTCTAGTACTTCAATATTTGTTTGGAACTTATAGTCTTGACCAGTTGCCGCAGATGCCTGCTCAACAAAGTCTAATTGTTTCTGTAATTGCTGTCCAACTAACTTAGATACTTGACCCTGTGCGTCATCTCTAACGTTAACTGTTAATGCTTGCCATTCATGACGACCAGCAAGATACAATGTTGAATTGTAAATTGGTATTGTAATTTCACCAAAACTAACTTGAGGACGTGTGATGTCTACAACTTGTTTAGTTAATTCAATAGTTTGACCAACACCAAAATTCAGAAAGTTAACTCTGAAACGGTATTGTAATTTGGGCATCAACAGGCCTTGGTTACCACCGGCATTATCGCTAGCTACGGTCATGTTGAACAATGATTGTGAGGCTGTTGCCATTTTTTAATCTCCTGTATACTTATTTATCTTTAATATTGATACCCCTTTCGGGGTATCATTTATACGTTACCTGCTATCTCACCTGTGTTTAAAATACGAACCGGGATATAGATGAAT